ATAAAGTAAAAAATAAAAACACAAAAGGTAAAGATTTTAATGGTCAAGACGGAGCCATAGTTTTGCTTCTTTGCTTGGACGGATCTTCTGAGAAGGGAATAATAATAGGCGCCCTTCCTCACCCAGATAGGAAAAGTAAACTAAAAGGTAAAGATAAAATCTTAGCTGGCGAGTTTAACGGCATCTCCATCTCCATAGCTGATGATGGCTCTGCAAATCTTACATTTAAAGGGGCTACCGATAACGAAGGAAACCCCTTAGATAAGGAACAAGGAAACACAACCATCGACATAGAAAAGGACGGAACTATCCAGTTTAAGCATAAAGGTGCTATCCAAAGAATAGAAAAAGCTGGAAATTTTCTACTTAAAAACGTTGGTTCAACCTTACTTGAAAGTAAAAAAGAAACAACCATCAAAACAGATGATGCCTTAAACACGTTTTCACAAAAAGACACCTCTATGAAGATGGACAAGTTTGTCCTTGACGCTCAAGGATCGGCTTCCTTAAAAGCTCAAGAGTTTGACGTCTCTGGTAAATCCAAGATAGATTTAAAAGCGCAGATGATATCCTTTAAAGGAGACGCTCAAATTAAAGCTCAAGCTGCACAGATCATCTTAGGGGGACAAGTGTTTTTGGGTGGAGCTGGAGGCCAGCCGCTTCTTTTACCAAGTACACAATTTGTAGGAATTGGAAATCTGGGTGCGCCCGTACTTAGTACAGCAATCGGCCCGTTTGCAACAAAAACCTTCGCGATATAGGAGAGAAAGTTTTGGAATTTTTATTTGAATTTTTTGTAATTTTTGCAGTGTTAAAAATATTAATCATCAGAAAAGTTTTACCCGAACTGGTTCGGTTCGAACTTAAAGCTTTTAAGTTTTTTCTGTTGTTGATGTTTTACGTTTCTTTTTTAAGAATTCTTTACGTGTCTGTAGCAGGTAAAAGCCCAGTTAATATACATCTTTTTGATTTTTATTCGCTTTTCTTCGTATTTTGGGAAGATATATTCTTCGTCTTTCCAAGTATTTTTTTCTATCATTTAACAAAAAATAGATACCTAGTCGCCTTCTTAATGTTGATAAGCTCTATAATTTTTGCAATGGGTCATCTTTATCAAGGTACAACGGCATCTTTAATATTAACAAGTTATGTACCGATTGCGTTTTATTTTGGAAGAAAATACGGACTTGGAACCGTCATGGCTTGCCATGTAACATATGATGTATTGACATACTTAACTTTTCACGTTATTAATTTGTTATGAGCATAACAAGCAGGATTATAAGAACTCAGAAAGATTTGGATGCGATAAGACATGAAGAAGAAGGCATGTTTTATATCGTTATTGCTGGTCATATTGCTAGTTTTAACGGTAAGTATTATATGTCTCTAATTTCAGCTTACGAAAAAATGGCTCAAATAGCAGCAAGTCAAAGCGAAGAAATTGCTGATAATATGGTTGCAGGTAATAAAAAGGGAGCTATAGAAGCTATGGAAATAGCTCTTAAAACCTATGTTATACCTTATAGGATGCACTGATGGCTTTATCTAAAAATGATAGAATTGTTTTTAGCAAAAAGATCGTTTCGGCCGAAACCGAAAAAAACGGCATTGAGGACTCTAAAAAAAAGCTTTTAGTAGAAAAACAAAAAGCTTACGATCTAGACCAAGCAAACAAAACACAGCTTGATTCAAAAAATACTCTTATCAATGGTTACCATGTAGAACTTTCTAGGTACAACGGGATATTAAGAACCTCTTTAACCGAAAATGATATGCAAGACTCTGCCGATTTTAAGATCGGCAATTTTTTATACCCTAACGATCCACAAAACCCTCCTCCAAGCTTAGCTCCTCAGATATGGACTAAAACCAAACCTTACGCTAAGAACAAGGCTGTAGGTAAGCTTTATAACGAAAACTATCCCGCAGCAGTCGCTGCCGAACAGAGTAAGATAACCAACATCCTTAACACTATTAACACGATCGAGACTTATCCGCTTATTCAAAGGGTAACAGGCCAGATATGCGTTAACGGAACTTGTAGCATACCTAACTATACTAACCAAACGGATTGTACCTCAAATGGTGGAACTTGGACTCCGGGTCCTGACAATATAATTACGAACACAGCTCTTCAAAACCACTACAACACCTTGGTAACCCAGATAAACGATCTTAACACCTACGTCCTTGCTACTCAAGGTCTTATACTAACAAACGACCCAGTAAACTCTAGACAAACACAAAACAACACGGCATCAGCAAACATCAACACGATCGTAGCCGCGATCAACGCTTGGTTGGCTTTAACCCCTTTCAATACTGGTCACGGACAAACAACCTGTTCAGGGTTTAACTCCTATAACCCTGCTCTTTTGGGAGCTACTCGTCTCCAATCTGGAAACCTTACAACCTTAAAAAACGCTATCTTGGCAAGACAAACCTTCGTTTCAACAAGAGTTAACCAGATAGACACCAATTTAGGCTCTCTTACGCAAAACCTTTCAAACGGTAACGTTACAGGGTCTGGTCTTTACCTTGAAAGATGGGACTATCTCTTGTTAAGACTTAGCTTTTTTGGGGGGTCTTTACTTTCCTATAAAAGCTTTGATAGGGCAATCAGTGCACAAAATGATCTCCAAGCACAGATTGATCTAGCCAAGAATACCTACAACACTCTTTTGACGGCCTCTATCCTTTCTGCGCCCTCGAACGGTACAAAGGTATTGCACCTTAAAGATATAGGTGATTTAGTAGCAAACGACAAGATTTTCCTTGTCTCAGATACCCAAGAAGAGATGGGGCTTACGATCGCTTCTGTTCAGGGTAACAAGATAACGGTAGATCGTGAAGTGCCTGCCAAGTACCGACCTGACGAATGGGCTAGGGTCTATAAGGATAAAACTTAATTGCTATTATTTTTTCTTATGGAAGCTGAATAACATCTTAAGTGCAGCTCATACCTATAATGAGCTCTGTGTTTTGTATAGCATTCGCTATTTAAAACTATCGGGTGCATCAAGGATGTGGGGCACCCATCTTCAAGAAAGCCAGAGTTTAGCCTATCTTCCGATCTTTCAGGAGCCTTAGATTTGGTATCATAAATCCCCATAAAATGCACATGGCCAAGATTGCACACGCAATGCCCAAGCTCGTGAAGAATTAAGGCTTCTTTTTTAGCGTAATCGTATGATTTCCAGCTTTTGGCGTCTAGCTGTATCCTTCTTGGATTTTCGTTATACCAGCATAAGCCAACGATAGGGTGTTCCAGATCTGTTATTGTAATTTTTACACTGTCTATAGCCTTTTCATCTACGATGCCTTTCATCAGCTTTTTATAGTCCTCAACAAATTCTTTTATCTCCCTTTTATCCTCTTCTTGGCCTGTATTTTTAGAAAAAATGATGTTTTTTTGGATTAAAACAACAGCTAAAATTAAGAATAACACGATATTTTTTTTCATGTGCCTCTTTCAGGGATAATATATAGATATCCCTATAAAAACAATCTTATCATAGAGAGGTTAAGAAGTCTATGATTAAATTGTCACAAAATTCAGCAAAAGCACCATCTATCGATAGTATTTTGCCCCAAAATACTAAGCAGAAACCTCCTTTGAACGATTCTAACGCCAACGATTCCGTTTCAGGTCCTTGGAAAGCTAACGCCGAATCTCTTGAAAGAGACTCTTTTTTCCCTTCTATCAATATACAGGGTTCTAAATGGGACAAATTGTATCCCTATAGACTGGTTGTTGTTGAGCTTCAACCCGATGGAACGTACAGGATCGCTACTTCTGGTAACTCTGGATCAAACGTCGAAATTCTTAAAGAAGGTAGTGGCGATTTATTTAGGCTAAATTTCTATCCGTTAGAAAATTCATGGGTTTATCATTTACCAATTACCCCACAGCAACTATCTATTTCAAACCAATTTGCTATCAATACTTCGGCTACTTTAAGAGGTATAGTCGAAGAGCATAACGGAACAAAATTTAAGTTGATTTCTATGACAGGTACTTTTGGAGTTTGGCCATTTAGAAACGGGGCAAGCAGAGCTCCCGAAGCCCCAAACAGCTTTCAAAGTATTTTTGCTGGCACGATTAGTGCTTTTTCTTCACTTTCTGATAAAATATCAAGAACGGTTAGCGCTTTTAAGGGTCAAGTTTCTAACACGTCAAGCGGATTTTCTGGTACTGGCTATGCTCAAGCTTTGCTTTTAGATCAGTTTTTAGAACAATATTCGGAAAGAAAAAAACGCCCAGATTGGGCAAATTACAGATTAGCATTAGATATTCCTAAACAAAACCAAACTTTTTTGGTTACTCCTTTAGTTTTTACTTACAGCCAATCTGCCGACTCTCCCAATGAATATAAATTTAATCTCCAATTAAAAGCTTATCGTCGTATAAAATTGGGCGGAGGAAGTAGTTCGGCATCGGTATCTTTACCTACCAATTTATACCGAGATATTCTTCGTGGCCTTAGAGAGGCTAGGGGTGCATTAGCCTCTGCCTATAATCTTGTAAGATCGGTTCGTTCTGATTTTTATGCGGTGTTTAACGTGTTTCGCGAAACAACGCTTTTTGTCAAAAATTTATCAGGTATAGTACCTACTGTTGCCGATCTGTTTCTGAACATAGGTATTGATTCTATCTCTGCTTTTTACGATTCTAGAGAAAATTTAGAAATAGCTGAAAGGGTTTTAGAAAATACCGATGAAAGTTTTAAAAGAATTTCTGGTGCATTAAGGGATTATATCAAACAAAGAGAAGGTGACCTTTCAAATCTTACTGCTCAGTTAAAGAACAATCCAAACTTACTATCAAGTTTTGCGATGTCTCTTAAGACAAACCCCGCAACAAATTTATTTGGAGACGTTCAAAAAAATTATAAATTCTTTGATCAGTTTGGTGTTGATTCTACCCCATTCTCATCAGAAGTTAGAAGGGCTATAGATCAAGAAATAGATAGGGTAAGTCTTTTGACTCCTCAGGATTTACAAAATTATAGAAACATGATGCAAGAGTTGGCCTATCAAATTTCAAACGCTTTAGGAACAGGAGACCAAACTTTTTCTAACATTTATGGTCGTGCCGCACCTAAAAGTAGGCTTCAGCCTATTACTATTGACGAATATGATCTTTTAAAGAAACTTTACGATGTCATTCAACTAATGGGTTCTTTAATATTGAGCGAGGAAGCTCAACAGAACCAAAAAAATGCTTACGAATTCGTTAAAGCTGAGGCTCAAGAAAACGGTCTTGTTTTTGAAAATTCTCAATCTAAAGTTAGAGCGCCTGTCCCTTTTGGCTTGACAATAGAGCAAATTGCCGCTAGGTATTTGGGCAATTCGGAACGCTGGATCGAAATCGTAGCCTTAAACAACTTAAAATCCCCATACATCGATGAGGTTGGATTCGAAAGACCATTCCTTTCAAATGGTGACGGTCGACAATTTAACGTAAGTTCAGACGAAAATTTATATGTTGGCCAAAAAATATATTTATTTAGCAATACTCAGCCTAAAGAAAAAAGAACTATCATAAATATCGAAAAAATTGACGATACAAACTTTTTAATCACTGTCGACGGTTTCGACAACCTTGATATTTTTACGTTGTCGAATTCGGCTAAGATGAAAGCTTATTTACCGGGAACCGTCAACAGCCAAGATCAGATCTTTATACCATCAAATCTTCCTATCCCAGATGATCTAGCTACTAGACCTGTACCTGCGACAAAAGATGATGAGCTTACTGGTCTTTCAAAGATTGACCTTCTTTTAGCCGATAACGGAGACTTGGCCGTTGACGCTTTTGGTGATTTGCGTTTGTCTTATGGATTAACCAATATTTTCCAAGCTTTAAAGCTTAAGTTTATAACAGAACCCGGTCAGATTTTAAGGTTCCCTAATTTCGGCTCTGGTTTAAGATCGGGTGTTTCAACCGCCGATTTAGACGCAAAAAGCGTTTATAACATAATCTCAGCTCTTCTTGCCCAAGACCCTAGATTTGCAGGTATAGAAAAACTCCAGATAACCAAAGAAGGAGCAATCTTTACGGTAAACCTATCTGTATTTATTGCAAATGGTTTGGGAGTTTATCCGATTAGTTTTAAGCTTGCGGGATGATATGATATAGGATAAAAAGAGGAATTAAATGGCACAGACACCGAATCCAAAATCGCAAGAACAGTTTTTAGGAGAAATGTTAACCGACTGGATTTCCAGAACGGGCGTAAACGATATCAACGTAGGTTCTTTAACAACCCAACTTTTCGAAGTTGTAGCTTTGATGGCGGCTCGTGTATCGGGTGATTCGATACAGATCCTTAGAGATCTTTCTGTTGACCGTGCAGAGGGTGAGTCTTTAAGACGTCTTGCCAAAGATGAGGGGCTTCGCGAACTTCCTGCTAGGGTTGCTTCTGGTACTGTAAAAATTACAGATTCCAGTTTCACAAAAAAATCAACCAAGATTTACACAGGTACAAAAGCACCCAACATCGGCTCTGTGGAAATTTTTGTTTCAGACGCTTCTAATTTTCCAAACTCTGGACAAATTTATATTGGACGAGGCACCCCTAACGTAGAAGGACCTATTTCCTATACAACTAAAACACCTGTTGGTAGCTACTGGAAACTAACTCTTGCTACCCCAACAACTAAATTTCATAACATAAACGAAACGGTTATCCTAGCTCAAGGAGGTACCAGAACGATACCAACAGGTACGGTAGTTAGAGCACCTTCTTCAGGAGCTCTCCCTGATGTTAATTTTACCGTTACTCAACCTGCCATAATACTTGACGGTGAAACTGAAGTGGACGGCGTTTCTGTTTCTGCTCAGGAGCCGGGAACTAAAGGAAACGTCCCGATCGGAGCAATTAAGGAATTTGCTTCTCCACCTTTTTCTGGTGCACGAGTTACGAACGTTTTTCCGTTTAAAACAGGTCGTGATGTCGAAACCGATCAAGAACTTCGTATTAGAATTAAAAGAGCGAGAATTTCTCGTGGACTAGGTACTGCTTTAGCTGTTAAAAATTCAGTTATCGGCGCTACTCCATCAGATGAGAACGCTACCATCGTATCTTCTGAAATCATTACAAGTTCGGGAGAAACTACTCTTTATATCGATGACGGTACAGGATACGAGCAAAAAACAGCAGGTGTTGGTGTTGAGTATCTGGTCGATTCTGCTCTTGGTGGAGAGACTAATTTTCAGTTAGAAACAGGCGGAAAACAAACAAGTGTTGCGAAAGCTTTCATAGTTTCAAATTTTAAAGCCCCTTTCGATGTTCGTGGTACAGATCGCCTTGCTGTCTCAATAGGGGGAGTTACTACGGAGCACACATTTCAAGATGATGATTTTATCAGTCCGGGTGGTGCTACGGCTTATGAAATTGTAGCTTCTATCAATGCTAATAGCAATCTGCTTTTTGAGGCTACTACTTCTGAAGGCGGAACCAAAGTTCTTTTACAAGCTCGAGCAAACGACAACGAAGATATTCAGGTTGTTGGCGTATCAACGGGAAGAGACGCATCTGTTTTGATGGGTTTTCCTTCAAATAAGGTTGAGACTCTTCGTTTATTTAAGAATAAAACACCTCTTTCAAAAGATGGAAATACCGCTACGGTAAAATCCCGCAAACAAGCAGATTGGTCTAATACTATCGCTACAGGCGATACTTTAATTTTGTCTGTTGACGGAACTGCAAGCGTTACGTACACTATAACTGACGCTGATTTTGTCGCTGAAGGTTCTCACAATACCGTTTCCTCTACAAACTCTCTTGAAAGCTGGGTAAACGTTTTCAATAAAAAACTTACTGGAGTTACAGCTTCGATCGTGGGTGAGCAAATCTATCTCACTTCAAACCTCGGAGCTTCAGATAGAGCTAAGGTAGAAATTTCCCAAAGCTCTACTCTTGTAACTAAAAACATGTTTTCGTCTGCCATTGGGCTTTCGGCCTCTGGAAAGACTTCTGATTTTGAATTTTCTAGAAATACCGCTCAGATCAAACTAAAAAAACCTCTTGCTCAAGGCGATGAGCTTACTGCTGGTAGTAGGGATACAGAAGCGAGAGTTGAAGCTGCAAGAGTTCTTGGCGGCACAACCACATTCTCATCTACCGCGTACATTTGGTTTTTGTTTGATGATAAGGACGCTTCTATCGTTAATACAGGTGTGGCTGCAACTTCTTTGATTCAGGTTCAAAAGCCCACCGCAAACATAGTTAGATATTCTTCGTCCGTAGCTACTGCGTTTTCATCGGTTCAAGTTGGAGATTATGTTATTGTTTGGTCTCCTCAGCTTTCTGCTGCAAACAGACTTGAAGGTAGAGTTAACGCGGTCACAGCAAACACCTTAGATATCAAGGTAACCGCTACCGAATATGCTGCCGCTGTTGCTGAGTCTGGAATTGTTTACCAAGAAGGTTTTGTTGTAGTTAGAACTAATAAGGTTCCTCAAAAACTTAAAGTAAATTCAGGAACCAAGTTCGTTACCGAAATTGCTGATGAGCTCAATCTTCAGGTTAAGGCTGCTGAGTTTACCACTATCGATGATGAGATATTGGTTTGTAAGTCTAAAACGAAAGTAGCCGACGGTGGTGCTGTTTTGGTTGTCACCTTTGACGTCTCTGGAAAACTTTTAAACTTTACTGCTGGAGATTCTGACAAAAGCAAAGAATCCCTTTTAGCTTTTTACGAAAGCGGTTACAAAGAAGGAGCTTTCCCTCTCTTTGCTCATGCTGCTTTTGCTTCTGAGGCTTCTGCTGTTCCTCCTTCTAACTACATCTCTACCGTTACAAGTTCTGTTAACCCTTCTACTATAGGTTTAGACCCCAATTTGATTATCGGGTATCTACACCCATACGGGTCTATATTGGATGCTTTGAGCACCTCTGAAACCACAGAACTCGACAACTATTCTGGTACAACACTAACCCTTCATCAAGACCCCCTTATAAAGAGGTTAAGACTTAACGATCGTTTCTACTTTGCTCAACCACTTGATTTTGGTCACGAAGATGAGGCCGTAGTTGTTCTTGATGGTAACGCATCAGATAAAACTTTTTCTATACCGTTTTTTAGAAAAGCAAAAACAAATACAACCTTAGCTGTTAACCCTAACAGCTTTAACGCGTACGACTTCGATGCAGGTCCTACAACTCCTTTTACTCAATTTTTTACATCATCTTTTAAGTTTGATAATTTTAAGGTTTTGATGCAGGCCAAAAGGGTTATAGACCCTCCTGCGTCTCAAGATGCGATTCTTTATCGTGCTAAAAAATGGGGAAGATCAGGCGAAAGAATTAGTGTGGGATATACTTATCCTACCGTACCTAACAGCCCTATCTTACATACAGTTACCGTTGACGATAACATCAAGGTTAAGATCTCACTTAAATCTGGTGCCGCTATCCCTACTAACATAGACGGAACTACAGAGTGGGACGTCACGATAACCGCAAACACTCCTGTTGCAGGCGTTGATCAGGTAACCTATACTTGGACAGGTACTGGTACAGCTCCCGGTTTAGGAGGTCTGTCTGGCGGTGAGTATGTAAATATTTCTAAAGGTTCCGAGTTAAACGTAAAAAACACTGGAGTTTTCCGTGTTAGTACGCAACCCGGTTTTGCTCCTACCGCTAACAGCTTTACGATCGTTAGAAAAAACGGTGAAGCGGTTGCAGAGCAAGACAAGGCAACACTTGTTGCGGGCGTGTTTAGTTTTTATCAATCTTCGGCGACAACTGCCGCACAAATACAAAACTACGTTACAACCTCAACTCTTTCGGATATATTGACAGCTACCCTTGTAAACGATGGTGGTATTTCTGGTTCAGGTGTTATAAATAGAAGTACTGCTGAACAAAATGACTTTGCTTTCGATTCCTATTATCTGTTAGATGGTATCAACTGGATTGCGAGTACTAACCTTGGCGGTTCTCCTCAGTTTACCTTTAAAACTCCTTTAAACTATCCTTCAGGTACTGGTTACGCGTTTAACCAATCCGAAGAAGTTAGGCTTGTTCCTACAAGTATTGATCAGGCTGTAAGGTTTGCTAAAGTCCTTGCTGTTTCTGGATTTACAACACTTGGATCTATAAATCTTTCAAAAAGAGAAAGCCGCATGGAGATCTCTACTAACCTTTTAGGTGGAGAAGGATCTATCCAAGTAGTTGGTGGTACGGCAAATACGGTTGAAACGCCTGTTTTAGGAAACTCTTCCCTTGTAAAAAACCAATACACTCTTACAAGCGTCAACCGTTCTGGTCTTACTGGGTTCCATAGCGATCAGTGGGTAAAACTTTCAGCGGATTTTAAACAGCCTAAAGCTACCCTTTTTAAGGGTACGGCATCTATTTCTATCGATGGGGACTATCAGGTTGTTGGTAAATCAAAGATCGAGTTAACAGGAAGAACACTTACCGATAGACACTTTGGAAAACCAAGACATCATATCCGTTCTAGAAACAGAACTTTTAAGGTTGAAAAACAGGGTGATTTTACGTGCATTAGTTGGAACGGATCAGGTACTCAGCCTTTCTTTTCTAAAACTTTAAACCTTAACGCGACTGGAAACGGAACCCTAAACATAGAAAAGATCACAAATACCAGTGAGGTAAATATCTATATCTTAACTGGTACCCTAAATTTTACAGAAGTGTCCATAGGCGATCTGATCACCGTATCTGGCATGAGTAAGCCTGAAAACAACGGCACTTTCCTTGTTACTGGTGTTTCTGAAAATGGTAAAACTTTGCGTGTTTTAAATCCTTTAGGTGTAAATGAGTTTTCAACAGGAACCGCTTCTATCTTGAACAACGCAAACATTATAGGCGACCAGTTCATCGTCGGAGGTAACTCTTTGATTGCTGGTGTGGATTTTGTTGTTGGCCCTAACGCCGCTGCTACCGCTGCAAACCTTGCTTCTGCTATCGGTGCACTTCCCGGTGTTACGGCTACTTCTTCAGGTGGTGTTGTAACGATCGAGGCTACAACTCCTAACGCTAACATCTCGTTGGTTTATAACGACCTTGGTGGTTCTGGTGGAGGTGCCGTTTCTGGACCTAACCTTGTTGGTAAAACATTCACACCTTCTAGCTTCTCTTGTACATCTTCTGTTTCTGAGGGAGATACCGTGGTATTTTCAGCTCCTTTTGCCATCTTAAACAGAGGAAAATTTAGAGTTATTAGACGTTTTGAGAACTCGATCTATATCGATAATCCAAATTCGGTAGAAGAATCTATAACCTTACCTGCAAATTTAATTTCTCTCAGCTATACAGGTACTACTCAGTTTAACATTCAGGCTACAAACAACAAGATGAAGCTTATCTGGAACGGAACTGGAACAGAGCCACTTCTTGGAGTTGCTCGTCCCGGTGACGAGATTACTTTTGGTACTGATTTTGCTTCAAATAACCAAGGTACTTTCATGGTCACTAGATCTGGAGCTAAACTTCCAGAGATTACAAGAGCAACCTGTGTAGCGGGAAGCTTGATTACTACTGGTAAGTATTGGTTAATAAACGCTGCTGGCAACACCACTGAATACTACGTATGGTATAATGTGAACGGTGGAGGTGGAGATCCCAACTTACCCGGTAAAACTGGAATTCAGGTTGCTATCAGTGGTACGGATACGAATTTACAGGTTGCAAACGCTACGGCTGCCGCTCTTAATGCTGTGAGCGGAAACCCGTTTACGGCTGTTGTTTCTGGCAATAAAGTTACAATCACCACAACTGGCTTTGCCGAAACTACAGACGCAACCGAAGGAAACATGCCTTCACAATTTGATATTGAAATTTTGCAGCAAGGAAGAAGAACGTTTATAGAGTGTATAAACCCTGCTGTTTCTGCTGAGACTAACATCTCAATTACGGATGTTCTTGAACTGCATCGTCCTCAGATGTTGTTCTATGAGTACGAAGCTACTGTTCAGGGTGACTCTTTCATAATAACCAGTAACTTTTTAGGTTCTACTAATAAGGGTACTTGGGTTGTTGATCGTGTTATAGATCAAGATACCTTGTTGGTTGTTGGAACCATGACAGATAAAGAGTCTACTTCTTTATCAGGAAACCAAGAAGCTATCCTTGTTCAGGAAGAAAAACCTTATGTTGGGTACAAAAAAATCAGGATGGTAGTTAACGATCCTGCTTCTACGGATCGTGGTATCATGGTGTTTTCAACGGCTGAGCAGTACAATAAGATTAACGACGTAGGTCAGGTTCAAATTTCTGCTATGTCAAAGCTCAACTTTAACACTACGATCAGAAAAGGATTAGACAGCTATCGGTACCATACAGGAATGATCGGAGAGGCAAACCGTATCGTTTACGGAGATCCAAGAGATCCTGTAGCTTATCCCGGTGTAGCTGCCGCAGGGGCTGAAATCTTCATTCGCGAACCTTTATTTAGACGTGTTCAGGTTGCGATCGATGTTCGTATCGAAACGGGTATACCTTTTGCTCAAATTACAGAGCAAGTAAGAACAAACCTTACAGCTCTTATAGAAGGTAATCCAATCGGACAGTCTATCGCAATCAGTGATATTGTCGAGTCCGTTAACGTTATACCGGGAGTTAAAGCTGTCGCTATCAGTTCTCCTCTTTATAACGCATCAAACGACACTATCCGTATCTCGCCTTCTGAAAAGGCTAGAATTATCGATCCGACGGCAGATATTTCTGTTAGACAAATTGGAAGTTAAAGATGGCTACTACTAAACAGGAACAGTACGAAAGACTTAGAAAGCTATTTAACAGTGCTATTAGAGGTCCGAACATAGACGCTATGCTTTGGGCTTTGGCAAATCCTGCTGTAAATCTAATTAATAACATCGAAGCTATTCACGATAACGTTTACATAGCGACCGCTGTTGACCGTTATCTAGATCAAAGACTTGCCGACTACAATTTGGTTAGACCTCCTGAGGTCGGTTTAAGTGACGATCTCTTTCGAAAGATCGGTATCTCGGTAATCAATAAAAAACAAGTTCGCGAACTTTTAATGTCTATTTTAAGTATTGTGTTTGGCGAAGAACTTACCCAAGCTACAGCAAAAAGTAGTACTGTAGAGCCATACAGTCTTAGTAATGGCGATCTTCTTAAGGTTAAGTTTGATGGTGGAGAAGTTGTCGATATAAAATTTGAATCTTCTCAGTTTGTCAATATCAGCTCCGCAACAGCCCAAGAAGTTGCTGATGCGATAACAAAATCTTTAAGAGAGCAAGGAAAAACAGGAAGAGCTTTTTCAAAAGATGATGGCTCTGGCGCTTATGTTGTTCTTATTTCTGACACTGAAGGACCTCAATCTTCCGTTGTTGTACTTGGCGGAAGAGCGCAAAACAAATTACTATTTGATAAAATACGCCCTACAACTGGTGGCGCTTCTACGCAATGGACTGTTTCGCTTGTTTCTGGTGGTACTGTTCGTTTTACTTGGTCAGGTGGGGCAAATCCTTCGATTGGAAAAGTTAGAGTTGGTGATTATGTAAATATTTTTGCTTCTGGTTTTAGTGCTGCAAATAAAGGTACGTTTACCATTCAAAATATAAAAGGCGGAACCGTAAACAATGCTTATTTTGAAATCGAAAATCCTTCGGGAGTTCCTGAGATCGTAGCGCAAGGAACTGTTGATGGGGTTTTGTTTTTTCAGCCTTTTAAAAATACCATCATAACAAAATCAAGATATGCAGCTCTCTTTCAAGAAGAGTCAAGACTTCTTGAAATTTTTATACCAGCAACCACAAAGGTTGTTCGTAGGGATAGAAAAGGAGCTGCTCACATCCATGAGCCTGTTATCACCACAGAAACCTATGACGCAGGAAAAAACGAAATAACAGATGTGACGGTTCCAGTTCCTACGTCTATTACGGACGGCTCTTATTTTCTTTTAAACTCTGCAAATAACACGCATCTTTATTATGTTTACTTTGATACTACGGGTGGAAATCTTGTAGACCCTGCTATTCCTTCAAGGACTGGTATTAGAGTCGATATCTCTACGGCAACTACAGCTACAGATGTGGCTGTTAAAGCCGCAACAGCAATTAATAATATTGTTCATTTTAATTGTTCTCAGCCTTCAGGCTCAACATTTAGGATATGCAACGCTGCGGTTGGAGTTTGTAACGATGTTACGAACGGAAACGTGGCAGGTCTTTCTATAAGCGTTTTTCAACAAGGTACTAACGTTGTTTCAACCACAACCTCTAACCCAAATCCTGACGAGCTTTTACCTGATCAGGAAGGACCTTACACTTACGATCCTTCTCAATCATTTGTTCTTTCTAACATAGGAACATCTTCAACTGCTGTTATCTCTCCAGACTCTGGTAGGGTTATCCAAGTATCCAACTCGTCCAGTTTTCCAGATGAGCAAGGTTTCTTGATGATCGGTTATGGAACAGATAAACAAGAAGGACCTATCCCTTACTTATCTAGACCTAGCAACAACACCTTGCTTTTAAGCCCTTCTTATCGGATCGTAAATACCCATCCGTCGGGTACGGAGGTTAGACTTATCTCTCAAATAGGTCCTGTTTCTATCGACAAATCTGGAAGAGATTTTCCTGCGTATCTTACAGACGTAGTTTCTGGAAGAAACTACGCAGAAAATCTTATAAAAGAAGTTTCTGCTACAGGAATTAACGTTGTCATTACGATTTTGTATCCGGGATCAGAGGGATTAGGTAAATGGTCAGAAGTTTACGATGAGAAGGTAGTAATTTGGGGAGGAGATTCAGATGTCTAAGCCTTCAGTAACCCTTTCTGGAGCTTTGGTAAAGATATACATTAACGGTCGGGTTTATAACGAAGCTCAGTCTGTTTCGTATACCATCGATTATGGCGAAACAGAAATTTACGGAATAGATACCCCTTTCCCACAAGAAATTCATTCTACTAGGGCTATGGTTGCTGGATCTATTTCTGGGATTCGTGTAAAAAAATCTGGAGGTCTTCATTCTTTTAATGCTGTCCCTATCATCTCGGATATCGTAAGATCTGAATATGTCAATATCAGAATTCAAGATAGGAGTACAGGTGAAGATATCCTTTTTATTCCAAATGCTAAGATTACCAAACAAAGTTTTCAGGTACAAGCAAAAGGGGTAGCTCGTTTAAGTTTTGATTTTAGAGGGTTGGTTGGTTTTGAGGTTGGCGATAGGGCATCTTTTTAGGGGTTTTCTAGTTTAGAAGTTAAAAAATTATAAATTTTTACGATAGAACCAAAAGAAAGCCCATGCCTTTAGGCGTGGGATGAATTTTGAAAAATAAAATGATAATATAATAGTGGTGTTAATAAGTATTGTGTAGTAGTATGATTAGATCATATAAGTATAGAATATACCCAAATAAAGAACAAGCCCAAAAGCTAGAACAGTTTTTTGGTGCTACAAGATTTGTTTATAATTGGGGACTAGAACAAAAAACCAAACAATATCGACAAGATAAAACAAATTTGTCTTATTTTGATTTAACAAATAAATTAACAAGACTTAAAAAACAAAAAGAATTTAAGTGGTTAAAAAGTATTTATTCACAAAGTTTGCAAGCATCTTTGAAAAATCTAGACAAAGCATTTATTAGCTTTTTTAGAAAAAATTCAGATTTTCCAAAATTTAAGGCAAAAAGAAGAAGTAGAGCGTCTTGTCAATTTCCACAACATGTTAAAGTAAATTTTGAAGAATACCAAGTATTTATACCAAAGTTAAAGTATATCAAGTTTGCAAAGGATAGAAAATTTAACGGTTTAATTAAAACCTGTACTGTCTCTAAAACAAAAACTAATAAATACTATATTTCAATCTTAGTTGAAGATGGGGTAGAGTTACCTAAAAAGAAAAAAATTAATGAAAACAATACTTTAGGTATTGATTTAG